AGTGGTATTGAGTTTGGCCCAGCATATTCAGGCACAGCTAACCTTGTACAGCACTACAACCGCTCAGGTGCGGCTTATGTTGATGCAGTAAATGATGCGGCACAGCATAGGTTCAATATTAGCGGCTCAGAAAAGATGCGCATCGACAGCTCTGGCAACGTCGGTATAGGTTTAACAAATCCTACAGCACCGCTTACCGTCAATGGCAATTCAAACGGGCTTTTAGCCGAGTTTGGTGGTAACAACAGTGTTGCAGGCAGAAGGCTACAGCTTAACGAATACGCTGTTTCTGGGATTAACAACTCTGGTTTTGAGTTCAACGCTCCGGGCGCTGGAGGTTTTGCCGCAATTTCTTTTGCAACGGTTGGCTCTGAAGCTATGCGTATTGATGAGGGAGGTCGTGTCGGCATTGGAACAACAGACCCTCAAACCGCTCTACACGTTGATTCTAGCACCACCTCATCCGCTATTACCCTTAGAAACACTTCAGGTACAGCAGGACTTGATTTAGTTACATCAACCACAACGGGCTTTCTTTTCAACCGTAATAACGACGCGTTGGTTTTTGGAACAAACAACGTTGAAGTAGCTAGGCTTGATGCGTCTGGCAATCTGCTGGTTGGTAAAACCTCTGCTTCAACAACTACGGCAGGCGGAGAGATTAACGCAGACGGGACTTTAGTAGGTGTTCGTGACGGTGGTAATCCTTTAGTTCTTAATAGACTTACATCTGACGGCACTATTGCTTCATTCCGCAAAGACGGCTCAATAGTCGGTAGTATTGGTACTGGCTCTGGCGCATTCTTTATTGGTGGTGGCGACACTAACCTTACGTTTAACCCTGCTGGTGACAACATCTACCCTTCAGTGTCAGGCTCTACGGCTGTTAGAGATGATGCCGTTGACTTAGGCACTTCTAGCGCACGCTTCAAAGACCTATACCTGTCAGATACTCTTAAAATTATTGGCTCAACATCTGGCTCGTCGCGAATTTGGCTTGGAGATACGGATGACAATAACAGAGGCTCAATAGTTTACAACCATGCGACTGACCACTTAGGTATCAAGGTAAACGGCTCAGAGCGTATGCGTATCGACAGCTCAGGCAATCTGCTTGTGGGGAAGACTTCTTCTTCGGACAGTGCGTTTGAGCTTGAAACAAGCCAAGGCAACAGTTTAGGCGCACAAATAGGCCGTGTTTCAATGGGCAGAAGCGCAACCGGATACCCTATTGTAGGTTACAACTGCGCTCCAACAACCACGGTAGATACCTACAATAAATTTGTCACCGACTATGCTTCGTGGATCCACTTTATTGCGGGGGGCATTGATACCTACACGACTACAGTAACAACAACAGGAAACACTACTGGAACTGCTGGGCCTTATCTTTCTCGTGGCGGCACATCTTGGACTTCTTCTTCTGATAGACGTTTAAAAGACAACATCGAAGGCATAAGCTACGGCTTAGAGGCTGTTAAGTCACTCAACCCTGTTAGCTATACACGAAACGACCGTAATACAGGAGCTACAGAGCTTGGCTTTATTGCTCAAGAAGTTGATGAAGTTGTAAGTGAAGTAGTAAGTGTCAAAGACGATGGCTACTACGGCATTGACTATGAGCGTCTGATACCTGTTTTAACTAAGGCTATCCAAGACCAGCAAGAAATTATTGACAACCTTACATCTCGTATTGAACAACTCGAAGGAGCTAACTAATGGCTACATGGACTATATCTACAATGGAACACAACGTGTCAGACGGCGGCGTTATCGTTGCTCACTGGCGTGTAACTGACTCAGAGACTGTCGGTGACGACACCTTCTCTGCTTCTGCTTACGGCACTTGCTCGTTTACTTACGACGCATCTAGCCCCGATTTCACACCCTATGCCGATTTAACAGAATCGCAGGTACTTGGCTGGTGCTGGGATAACGGTGTTGACCAGACTGCGGTTGAGGCTTCATTGACAGCCAACATCGCAGAGCAGAAGAACCCAACAACTGAGGACGGTGTACCGTGGACGTCCTAAAGGTTCTATCTGACCTAGCGGCTATTGCGCCTATGGTCGTCACTGTCTGCTCAATCATTGCGGCAGTAACGCCTACGCCTAGGGACGACGTTTGGATCGGCAAGCTGTACCGCTTTATTGACATCATGGCGATCAATGTAGGGAAGGCCAAACAGTGATACAGAAACTTCAGTGAATGAGATCGATGATAACACCCGGGTTGCTATACCGCTCAGGAATTTGATAGCGCTCGGCGTAGCCTTGGTGATGGCAACCACGGCATACGTTACACTCGACACTCGAATCATTGCGTTAGAGCACGGTCAACAAATACAGAATCTTAACATTCAAGAAAACTCATCTTTTGTTCGTGAGTGGCCTTTAGGTTTGCGCGGCGCGCTGCCGGATGATTTGATTCAAAATGCTAAAATTATGTCGCTTGAGGAGAGAAACGTAGAAATACATGATCTTCGCAAGCAACTTAATAAACTTGAGGTGGAGATAGGCAAGCTGGAAGCACAGGTGTCTATCGAAAACCAAAAGACTGGTCAGTAGCTAAATTTAAGGGAGAAAACCATGGGTATACAACTCGAACTCGAAGTGTCGGAAGTCAACGCAATTCTAGGTGTGCTCGGTGAAATGCCAAGCAAATCAGGCGCTTGGCCGTTAATTGTTAAGATCAAAGCGCAAGCGGAGGAGCAGCTTCCACCTGAAAGCGAAGAAGATCCAGAAGACGAAGCAGCTGCTTGAGTCAAAAACTGTCCACACCGCACAAAATGAGGTAAAGTCACTTCAAAGTGCAGATTGAAGGCATCATGTATACGCCGCACCCAATTACGAGTTGAGCGCGGCGTTTTACTTAGCCTTAACCTTACGATGAGTGTGTTATGGACTTAGGTAAAGAGGCTTTGATAAAACTTGAGGCGCATGAGCGGGAATGCTTGGTGCGCTACGAAGCAATACAAGACACACTGACCAAGCACCACGAGCGATTTGACAAGCTCGAAGTAAACACGAACGACGGCTTCAGGCGCATTGAGCGATTTCTAGTCTGGGGTGTTAGCATGTTAGCTACCTTCTTTACTATTCTGCTTGGCGTGGCGGAATATCTCCGATGAAATTCGACAAAATCAAAGACGTTATTGGCGGACTAGCCCCTACACTGGGGACAGCTTTAGGCGGTCCTGTGGGCGGCGCAGCGGCGTCTATCCTTGCGGAGGTGTTGGGTTGTGACCCCACGCCAATGAAAATGGAGCGTGCTATCGCTCAAGCCACCCCGGATCAAATTGCTGCAATCAAAAAAGCTGAGCTGGACTTTGAAGCACGCATGAAAGAGCTGGATGTTGATGTTTTTGCTATCGAAGCGCAGGACCGCGCTAATGCACGCGCATCGTTTAATGAAGATTGGACAGCACGCAGCATTGCGCTGCTCAGCATTGTGTTATTCGGCGGCTATGTTTTCGTGGTAACACTCGACCCGCCTGCGGATGACGGCGTTGTCAATTTAGTCTTGGGGTACTTAGGTGGTATTGTTTCTGCTGTCGTCAGCTTCTATTTTGGTGCGAGCCAACAGAAGGGGGAAAAATGAGTTTTTTTAACAGAAACCCTATGTCAGGCGCCATGCCGCCTCTACAACAAGGCGGCAATGATTTTTATGGCTCGTTTCAGGATCAACCGCAACAAAACATGTTCGGCGTTGCTTCTCCTGTTACACCGCCCTCATCGGACCCCTATGATATTTACGGTGTCTTCGGTAGCGGAGATCCGTTAGAGTCTGTTGATTTGTTTGGGGGGGCGCCTCAAGCACCTCAGGCACCACAACCCTACCAAGACCCCTATAGCGGTTATCAAGATCCCTATGCGGGTTATGAAGACCCTTATGCGTCCTATCAGGACCCCTATGCAGGCTATCAAGATCCTTTTTCTGACATAGACTTGTTTGATGCAGGTCAAAGCGGTCAGCAAGGCTCGATGTTTGGTGCGCCTATGGGCTACATGCCTCCGCCGATGCCCAGCACGACCGCACCCGGCACAGGCGGCCCAGCTGCACCCGCACCCGGCACAGGCGGCCCAGCTGCACCCGCACCCGGCACAGGCGACACAGTTTACGCTGGAGGCACGCCCGGATTTGATGAGCGTACAGGGCAATATACGCAGCAGCCACCACAGGGGGGTGACGGCGGTGCGTCACTTCCGCCGCCAATCGATAGACCTACGTTTTTTGCAGGCGACAAGCCGTTTGCAACTCGACAAGAAGCGATCGACTACGCGCGGAATGTTTTAGGTAATCCAAATGCGGTAGAGCTGCGAAATCCCGTCGATCCAGCAGCTGCTCAACAAACATTTACTTTCGCAACACCTGAACAACTAGCAAGCGCTCAGGGTTATTTTGGTGTCGGTGATAAAAGATTTGTTGATAGAGACGAGGCGTCTAGATACGCGGCAGCCATGGGAACAACAGGTGGTCCAATGTTGTTCAGCCGCATGGGTGAAGGTGAATTGAATGTTACCGGGCCCCAAGCTCAGATTGACAGACGTTTAACAGATGCAGAGCAACAGGCACGAAGAGTTTATCGTGAGCGGAGAGCGCGAGAGCGCGAAGAACAAAGGCTCCGCAATGAACGACGCACCGCAAGCTGGAATAGTCTTATAGAAGCGCAGCGGCAAGCACAACAAAACGTCGACCCTAATAATTTTTATTACATCGACTCCCCCACTCTTGGGGAATTGAAGTTTGCAAGTTTTGACGACGCAAAAAGATTCTTAGAAAAATTTAATACGGGCGGCGATGAAAGCATTACCGATGTCTATGATAAATCTCAAAGAAGTGGCCTTCCTACTTCGTTTAGCAAGATAAAGTCCAGCGGCGGTGACAAGACGAGATATGAATTCTCAAGCTCCGCAGGTCGTCATGGAGAATCGTTTGCAACACGAGAAGAGGCTGCGGATTATATTAGAAACAAAGAGATGGCTAAAAGAAGACAGCGCGCCTTAGACATGATTAATTTTGGAAATCGTTCTCGATTTAAGCCCGGCTCTGCGGCCTATCGCGATCTAAGCGACTATGACCTTTCTACCGAAGAGGGCATGAAAAAGCTGACAAGAAAAGTTGGCGCGGGCAAAGCGGAGATCATTAAGAATTTATTAGACACGGATTATTTAGAAGATCAAATTAATAGACGATTAGCAGGTGAAAGTGCTTCCACCGCAGGCGTTGGTCAAGGTTTACGGATACGACAGTTTTCTGAGGGAGGGGCAGTAACCCACCGCATAAGGTTATCAGACATTAAGCACTTCCGACGTGGCGGCCCAGTCGGATCTTTTGTGGAGCGTCGATAAGTATTTAAGTTATTGACAGCAGCACTCTGTAATCGGGGAGGGATTGTGGGGTTGTCTACTATGAAAACAAGCGATGAGGGCATTGCTTTAATCAAAAGCTTTGAGGGATGTGAGCTCAAGGCTTATCGATGCAGCGCGAACGTACTAACCATTGGTTATGGCCACACGGCCTGCGTAACAGAAGGCGAAGAAATATCTGAGCTGCACGCGGAAGAGCTGTTACGTGAAGATCTCAACGAATTTGAGGAACACGTTCGTCGCGCTGTCAAGGTAGAACTCAATCAAAATCAATTTGATGCGCTGGTTTCTTGGACCTTTAACTTAGGGCCCGGCAACTTGCGCAGCAGCACGCTTCTAAAGCTCCTGAACGAAGGAAAGCACGAAGAGGTACCCGGGCAAATGGCGCGCTGGAATCGTGCAGGAGGAAAGGTTTTAGAGGGCCTCAAGCGTAGGAGAGAGGCAGAGGGCCTGCTTTGGCAAGGTAAAGACTGGAATAATGTCTAACGTAGCTCTGAAAGACTTTGATGTTCTCAGCCAGCAGGAGCAGCAGGAAGCGTTAGCGCTGCTGGATCGTTACAAGCGACTCGAAAAACAAGACGATTGTCAAAAAGACTTTATTCGCTTCGTTAAAAGCCAGTGGCCCGATTTCGTTGAGGGGCGCCACCATAAGATCATTGGTGAAAAGTTCAACAAAATTGCACAAGGCAAACTTAAACGATTGATCGTCTGCCTGCCTCCGCGACACACCAAGTCTGAATTCGCTTCTACGTTCTTCCCTGCATGGATGATGGGGTTGCGTGGCAACTTGAAGATTATCCAGACCACTCACACCGCTGAGCTGGCGGTTCGTTTCGGTCGTCGCGTGCGAAACATCATTGACTCAGATGAATATAAGCAAGTTTTCCCAGAGCTGTCGCTACAGGCTGATAACAAGTCAGCAGGAAGATGGACGACTAATCAGGGTGGTGAATCGTTTTATGCGGGTGTAGGCGGCGCCATTACGGGCCGTGGTGCCGATCTTCTGATCATTGACGACCCTGTATCTGAACAAGATGCCCTGAGCCCTACCGCCATGGATTCCGTGTACGAGTGGTACACGTCCGGTCCTCGTCAGCGCTTACAGCCGGGTGGCATCATCGTGATTGTGATGACCCGGTGGTCAACCAAAGACTTGGTTGGCAAGGTGTTGAAAAAGCAAGGCGATGATCACGCGGACCAATGGGAGGTCATTGAGTTTCCCGCGATCATGCCTGAATCAGAAGAGCCTTTGTGGCCGGAGTTTTGGAAAAAAGAGGAGCTTTTGTCGGTCAAAGCCTCGCTGCCAATATCCAAGTGGAATGCACAGTGGATGCAGAATCCAACGGCAGAAGAAGGTTCGATTGTAAAACGCGAGTGGTGGAATCTGTGGGATAAGGATTATGTCCCAGCCTACGATTACGTGATTCAGAGCTACGATACGGCCTTCTCTAAAAAAGAGACGGCTGACTATTCGGCAATCACCACATGGGCTGTTTTTAAGCCAAGGGATGGCGATCCAGATGCAATTATCTTGTTAGATGCAAAAAGGGTGCGAGTAGACTTTCCTGAGCTAAAGAAACTGGCATGGGAGGAGTATAAATACTGGGAGCCCGATTGCGTGCTCATCGAAGCCAAAGCGAGCGGGACGCCATTGACACAAGAGCTACGCCGCATGGGTATACCCGTCACAAGCTATACGCCAAGCCGTGGGCAAGATAAGATTGCAAGAATGAACTCGGTAGCCCCCATTTTCGAGTCTGGTATGGTATGGGCACCCGAGGAAATATTTGCGGAAGAAGTCATTGAAGAGATGGCCTCCTTCCCTTTTGGCGAGCATGATGACTATTGTGACTCGGCAACTATGGCATTGATGCGCTTTAGGCAAGGCGGTTTTTTAGCGTTAGACAATGACCAAATGGATGAGATGCAGCCAATGCGGCGTGACAGAAAGGTATATTACTGATGGCGATTGAGAAGCGCGAGTTAGGCACACAAAACGACCCAGATGTGATCCCAATGGGATCGGCTATGGAAGTGACACCTGAGCCTTCGCGCGCAGATCAAATACGTGAGGCCGCCGAAATCTTGGTCACTGAAGAAGACATTCTAATTGACGACGAGATTGACGCACCTGTAGACCTCGAAACGGGTGTGCCTTTTGATGCAAACCTTGCTGAATTTTTGATGGATTCAGACCTAATGGTGCTCGCGAAGGACACGATATCGTCGATCGAGTCAGACAAAGAGTCACGAGCAGAATGGGAAAAGACGTATGTCGATGGATTGAAGTATCTCGGCATGAAGTTTGATGAATCCCGAAGCTCACCTTTCCAAGGCTCAACAGGCGTTATACATCCTATTTTGGCTGAAGCGGTCACGCAGTTTCAGGCGCAAGCTTATAAGGAAATGTTGCCCGCAAAAGGACCTGTAAAGACTGAAATTATAGGTATGCGCTCACCGGAGGTGGAGGCGCAGGCCAATCGGGTTGAGGAGTTTATGAACTTTTACATCCTCAATGTGATGCAAGAGTTTGATCCTGAATTGGATATGATGCTGTTCTATCTGCCGCTTGCTGGATCGGCATTTAAAAAGGTGTATTACGACACGGCGCAAAATAAGGCGATGAGCAAGTTTATTCAGCCGCAAGATCTGATCGTGCCTTATGAGGCGCCTGATATCTTCACGGCGGAGCGTGTGACGCACGTTTTGCAGATGTCGAAAAACGAAATCCGTAAGCAGCAACTTTCTGGCTTCTATCGAGACGTAAAGCTATCGGGTGGCAATTACAACCTGACGCGCGATGAAATCGAAGAGCAGATTGATGAAATCGAGGGCATGGAGCCAAGTTACAACAATGACCGTGACCACACGGTTTATGAGGTGCACACAGTCCTTGATCTTCCCGGCTACGAAGACCTTGATGCAAACGGCCAACCTACGGGGTTAAAGCTGCCCTACATCATTACGATCGATGAAGCATCTCAGAAGGTGCTGTCGATTAGGCGCAATTATTTAGAAACCGACGCGCTCAAGCAAAAGATAAACTACTTCGTACAGTATAAATTTTTGCCCGGCCTTGGCTTTTATGGGCTCGGCCTTAGCCACATGATTGGTGGTCTGGCCAAAGCCTCCACATCGCTGCTCAGACAGCTAATCGACGCTGGTACGCTCGCCAACCTGCCTGCTGGCTTTAAGGCACGCGGTATGCGGATTAGGGACGAAGACGACCCATTGCAGCCCGGCGAATTTAGGGACATTGATACTACAGGTGGCAGCCTAAAAGAAAACTTGATTCCTTTGCCCATCAAAGAGCCGAGCAACGTGCTGATGCAGCTGCTGGGCCTTCTTGTAGACTCGGGTAAGCGATTTGCCTCGATTGCTGACATGAACGTCGGCGACATGAATCAGGCCATGCCTGTGGGCACGACAGTTGCTCTTTTAGAGCGTGGCACTAAGGTAATGTCTGCGATTCATAAGCGCCTGCATTACAGTCAGCGCGTGGAGTTTCAGTTACTTGCCCGTGTGTTTGCGGAGTATCTGCCGCCAAACTACCCCTATATGACAGGCACTGGCCCATCTGAGGTAAAAGTACAAGACTTTGATGGTCGCATTGACATCATTCCTGTCAGTGATCCCAACATATTTAGCCAGAGTCAGCGCATCACCATGGCTCAGGAGCTACTCCAATTGGTGCAGTCAAACCCTCAGATTCATGGCCCACAAGGCACTTATGAGGCGTATCGGCGGATGTATGCGGCACTCGGAATAGACAACGTCGAAAGCTTGCTACAGCCCCCTGCACCACCCCCTGTTCCGCAGCCCGTGGATGCTGGGCTGGAAAACTCTGGTTTTATGATGGGTCAGCCTGCTAATGCTTTCCCGCAACAAAACCATCAAGCTCACGTAGATGCTCATCGAAGTCTTTTCCTGACGGATTTGGTAAAAGCTACGCCTCAACTACAGGGCGGCATCATTGCTCACATGATGCAGCATTTACAGTTTATGGCGACCGAGATGGCGCAGGAGCAGATTCCTCCAGAGCTACAGCAACAAATGGAGCAAATAAATCAAGCCGTTCAGTCCGGGCAGATGCCTCCTGAGCAGGCGCAGCCATTGCAGCAGCAGATGATGGATATGACAGAGCAATTCTCTGCTCCTATTTTGGCGCAGCTTACACAAGAGTTGTTATTAAGCATTGGTCAAGGCGACGAAGAAGATCCGTTGGTAGAGATTCGCAAGCGCGAACTTGAATTGCGCGATAAAGAAATTGACGTGGATCAAGCGCAGTTTGAAGCGAAAGAGCAGGCAAGGCGCCAAGAAAAGCTGCTCGAAACTGAAATACAAAAACAGCGAATTGATGCCCAAAGAGACATTAACGACGAAAAAATGGATTTGGCAATACAGCGGCTTCAGCAGCAAGCTGAACTTAAATTGCTTGAATTAAATGCGAAGTTCGGAGGAACACTGCAATGATTAGTTACATGAAAGAGGCTGTAGCGGCACTGCGTAAGCAGAAAAAAGAGCGCGCGGCAAAAGAGGCTGCGGCGCGCGAAGCAGCGGCAAAGGCAAAGGCTGACAAGCAAAAAGTATCAAACGCTCGTCTAGCGGCTAAGCTGGCTCGCATATCAGATGTCGGCTCTGTGCCAGCCGTAGCAGAAGCTCCAGCACCTAAGCCCGAAAAGCCAAAGGCAAAACCGAAAGCCAAGGCAAAGGCAAAGGTTGCATCGAAAAAAACCACTGCGAAGGGGAAGAAGTGATGTCATTGAAAAAAGGTAAAAGCCAAAAAGTTATCAGCGATAACATCAAAACCGAAATGAAAGCTGGCACGCCGCAAAACCAAGCAATTGCTATCGCCATGAAAAAAGCGAAAAGCATGAAGAATGGTGGCGAAGTGAAGCGCGTACAGAAGAAAGTGCGCGGCGGCGGTGCAGCTACCAAGGGTCTTAACTTTTACGAGATTGATTGATGCGCGAGATAGATCTTGCAAGCTCACTCAAAAGGTCAATTGCAGAGCGCCGTGAACAGCTGACCGAAACCCTGACCTCGGGTGCACTAACGTGCATGGAACAATACAAATATATACACGGGGAGTTAAAGGCACTATCATTTGTCGAAGACGAAATTGCTGAACATTTTAAGGAGCGATAAATGAGTGTGGAGGGAGCTTACGTCGAGCCGGATCAAGTGGTTCTTGATCCAAATTTGCTTGAAAAAAGCGCATTAGAAAGAATGCCTAACCCAGTGGGTTGGCGCATGTTGGTCTTGCCTTATTCCGGTGTGGCCAAATCAAAGGGAGGCATTGTTCTTACGAAAACCACTATAGATCGCGAAGCACTCGCGACTGTTGTGGCTTATGTCGTGAAAATGGGGCCGCTTTGTTATAACGACAAAGCAAAATTCGGTGATACGCCGTGGTGCGAAGAAAAGCAGTGGGTCCTCATCGGACGCTATGCGGGCGCCCGGTTTAAGCTGGAAGACGGCGCGGAAGTGCGCATCATTAACGATGACGAGATCATCGGCACAATCCTTAACCCAGACGATATAGTGAGTTATCTATGAGTATTGAAAATACAGCAGAAACCTCAGTCGAAGAGGAAATTCAAATTCAGGTGACGGAAGAGCCCGCTGCTGAAGCTAATAGCGAGGATGAGCTTGAGCGATATACCAAATCGGTTTCTAAGCGAATCAACAAGCTAAATGCAAAAACTCGTGAAGCCGAACAGCGTGCTCAGCAATATGAGCAAATGCTGTATCAACAGCAGGCGGAGCTGCAACAATATCGTCATATTGCAGAAAACTCTCAGCAAAGCAGTTTGGTGGCTGAAGCGGAAAAGATCAAAGCTCATGAAACGCAGGTCGACGACATTTACAAGAAGGCGGTCGAAAGTAACGATGCGGACCTTATGTCCAAAGCGACCACGCTTAAAAATGATCTAGCCATTAAGAAAGAAAAGTTGCGTGTGGCCAAATCTCGTATGGCGCAGCAAGCAAGCCAGCAAGAGCAATACCAGCAGTATCAACAAGCTGCTGCACCACAACAAGTTGAGCAAGAACCTCAGCCTACTCAAGAAGCGCTATCGTGGCATGAAAAAAATCCATGGTATGGCGATGGAGAAAATGAGGAAAACTTGCAGGCTACGCAGTATGCGTATTTCACTCACTACAACCTGATAAACGAGGGTTTCGAGCCAGATTCTGACGAATATTATGATGCTCTGGATTCTCGTATAAGGAAGGTTTATCCTAACCTAAGCAAAAGTGTTCCTAATGAAGATTTGGACACGGCTGCTGCCGAATCAAGAGGACGTCAACCCGCCGTGCAAAGAGTTGCGTCCGCCACACCAAGTGGTCGGCAACAAACACGAGGCAACAAGAACGGTGTTCAATTCACTAACAGTGAACTGGAGCGATTGCGTGGTCTCAAGCCGCACAACATGACCGAGGAAGCTTGGCTCAAGGCAGTGGCAAAAGAGAAACTCAAAGTAGCTCAAAGAGAGGCAAGATAATGGCACAGACAAAAGACACTCGTTCTTCGCGTGAAAGCGGAGCGCACGATAATCAGGCTCGGCGAAAAGTATGGCGTCCAGTGCGAAAGTTAGAGACTCCACCTGCTCCTCCCGGTTACGTTTACCGATGGATCAGAGAGTCAATGTTAGGACAGGAAGACCGGGCTAATGTCTCGCGTCGTATTCGTGAAGGATGGGAGCTGGTTCGTAGAACCGACCTTCCTCCCGAGTTTGAACTACCTACCATGGATAACGGTCGACACGAAGGCGTCGTATATAACGAGGGCTTACTGTTGGCAAAGATACCCGAGGAGATGGTTGAACAGCGTACAGCTTATTACGCTGATAAGGCCGAAACAGCCAAGGACGCATTGGACAACAATATGTTCAATGAGACTAGGCAAGATTCTCGATACGTTCAATACGATCCTAGCCGCAGTAGCCGTGTAACCTTTGGCAAGCAATAGGAGATTGATCCATGGCTAATAAAGACGCCGCTTTTGGACTTCGTCCTGCCCACATGATGGGTGGAGCTCCCTACTCGGGTGGCCAATCACGTTACCGTATCGCCAATAACCAGTCAGGTGCTATTTTCCAAGGTGACTTGGTCAAGCAATTGACTGGCGGTACTGTATCTCGTGCGGCCGCTTCTTCTACCGTTCCTGTCGTTGGCGTGTTCAACGGCTGTCGGTATACGGACCCCACTACTTCTGAGCAGGTTTTTTCTAACTACTACCCCGGCTCTGTTGCCGCTGACGACATCATTGCGTTCATCGTAGATGATCCAAATGTTGTCTTCGAGGTGCAGGCTGACGACACGTTCCCAGTCGCTGACTTGTTCGGTAACTTTGACATTGTTGATCAGTCAACCACTGGCGACACTCGCTCTGGCCGATCAAACATGGAGCTTGATGTAACAACTGGTGCTACCACCACGACGTTGCCACTCAAGGCCATTGACATCAGTCAGGACCCCGACAACGATGACGTAGCAAACGCTAACACTAATGTGATGGTGGTTATTCAAAACCACATCGCAGGTGTTAAGTCTGCTGGTCTAGCATAAGGAGGCTCATTAGATGGCTATTTCACGCGCACAATTAGCGAAGGAGCTTGAACCCGGCCTCAACGCCCTGTTCGGGATGTCCTACGACAGTTACGACCGTGAGTACGAGGAGATCTTTTCAATTGAAGACTCTCAACGTGCTTTTGAAGAAGAAGTTCTGATCACTGGTTTTGGCAGTGCACCTGTCAAGACTGAAGGTCAGGGCGTATCTTTTGATACTGCATCGGAAGGCTACACGGCTAGGTATACGCACGATACGGTGGCTTTAGCATTCAGTCTCACCGACGAAGCTGTGGAAGATAATCTGTATGATTCATTGGGTCGTCGTTACGTTAAGGCATTGGCTCGCTCAATGGCTAACACCAAAGAAGTTAAGGGTGCGGATGTTTTGAACAACGCATTCAACACAAGCTTTGCTGGTGGTGATGGTCAACCTTTGATCTCTACAGCACACCCATTGGCAGGTGGCGGCACTCTAGCAAACCGCGCAACGACCATGTCTGACCTCAACGAGACTTCTTTGGAAGACGCGCTGATTGATATCAGCACTTTCACTGACGATCGTGGTCTGACTATCTCGGTACAAGCGACCAAGTTAGTAATTCCACCTCAGTTGACGTTCGTCGCTGACCGTATCCTCAACTCGCAACAGCGCGTTGGTACGGCTGACAACGACATCAACGCCATTCGCAACACTGGTGTATTGCCCGGTGGTTACACGGTAAACCATTACCTGACTGACCCTGACGCATTTTTCATCCTCACGTCTATCACCGAAGCTGGTGAAGGCCTGAAGATGTTCCAGCGTACTGCGATGGAGACGTCTATGGAGCCAGACTT